CGAATAGCTTCGGCACCTGACCAACCCGCCAATCCAGCAAAGCCACCTGCAATTTCAGCAGCCCAACTGGAATAGCTGGCAAAGAGCAATACTAAAGCACTAGCGAATATGGAAATCGCCATCTTCAATAAGAAGAATGACCAGCGAAACTGCTCACCATTCATAATCCGCCAGGCATAGTTGGCTATGGTTCCGAGCATGGTCATGATAAACACCAGCACGGTACCAAGGATGCTGAATGTCTCTGGTTCTTTGATCGGCATTTTCATGGTCTCCCCCTCCGGTATGCGGTTGGGTGCTTAGTCGAAAGAAATTTAGCGGCGCAGTCCGTTTGCAAAAAAATGAATGGTTAGCTGATTGACTGGCCGCCAAAACGAGAAAAAGCCGCCAATCGGCAGCCTTAAAGAATCTGTCAGGCGGTTAACGCCCGCCCACTTCGATTGTGCATATTCACCACAACGACAAGCCGCCTGTTTCACAACACGAGTGTTCCGCAATACGGCTCAATTCGTCAGGCAACTTGTCTGTTGTGCAGAAAGCAAAAAACCCCGCATTAGCGAGGTTTGTTATGTTTTTCGTGTGGGTCATCTACAGAAACGCCCATGATTTAGAGAGAATATGACAAGTTCGGACAAAATGCAAGACATAGCGTCTAAAATGGCCTTATGATCCCCGATTACCCTATCTACTCGTAATTCGTTGGAATACTGCATCGGCGTGGTTCTCTTCCTTCTCGCATTTCACCACCAGCAGCTCATACAGCGGTCGCCAGTTACGATTCCATGTTCTTTCATGCAGGTCTGGCAGCAGCGTCGTAATTGCTTTGTAAGCCGTTGTGCCGGGTGTCCGTTTGAATCCCCTCCCTGTGCACCGCTCGCAGGTCTTATCGACCGGCACGCCGAGAAGGTTTGATTTCTCAAGGTCTCGCACTCGACCGGTACCATTACAGCGGCAGCGTTGCGAAACCGCTCGTTTACCATTGCAGGCCAGACATAGCTCTTTAACTGTCTGGGGTTCTGTCACCTCGGGGATCTTCACTTCTCCATCAGCGCCAGTGTAACCGGCATATTTCACCACTTCGCGTTCTACCGTGTGGAAACCAGCGCCAGCACAGTCTTTGCAGGTGCTAGTGCTTCCCGCTGACTGGCAATATTCCTCATAGGCCATCTTCGCGAGTATCACCATGCAATGCCCCATTCGGCGGCCAGCTGCCTTCCCAACATGCTTACCGGCGTTCTGCATCGCATGTACGGCGAGGCGCTCAATAGTGCGCTGACCGTCTTCTTTGCTGATGCCATTTTTACCGAGGAAAGCACCCATGCCGAAAGCTGCCTGAGATTCAGCCATTCCCATACAGGCGGCAAGGTCAGGACCGCTTAGCGAATCCGATGCTGTTGCAGGTGGCACGTTTGTGAATGTTTGGGTTTTAGGGTTGAACTGTTTGAGTGAGTTTTCAAGTTTCATCAGGCGGCTACCTTCTTCGTGAAAGGCTGTTCACGTACTTCACAGCCGTTAAGCATCATGTCGTTGAAATCCCCCTGATCCGGCCAGCGGATACTGACTTTTTCAAGGTCATTTTTTGCAATGAGGTTGGCGTGTGCACATGCAAAAGCTGCGGCGTGGCCAGTTGCAGAATGGGGGTCCATATCAGCAAAAATAATCAGGTGTTTTACACCTTGCGGAACACGGAACTTAGCCATGAACCCAGAGTTGATGACTGACCAGGTATTCACCCCATAAATTTTCTTGCAGGAAAGTGCCGTTTCAATTCCTTCAGCAATACCCAGTGTGGTGGCTGGTGGGTACATGCGGATAGCTACTGATTCGGCATACTTCAAAACGTTCTCTTCCTGAAGGGCCATTAATTTCTTAGAGGCGGCAACCGATGCCTTTTTATCACCGTCCAACAAAGTCCTGTGTAGATAACACAGGTTTGCCTTGTCGTCGGTTGCCAGTGACCACATCGCCTGATGATCTGAACCATTGGCAGCTCTCTGGGAGGCGCAGTAGCGAATTGCCTCAGGTGGCATTTCAAAGATGCCTCTATTATTGAGGTATTTCTCTCCATCGGTATGACTGAGAGGAACCAGGCGGCCAAACATATCGATCACCCGTTCGCGGGTTCTGGTGATATCGCTTTTAACTGGTGCTGTGTGTTTATTTTCATGCTCAAAAGTGTTGCCAATGATCTGGTCAACTTCATCCATCAATTCCTGAATGGTTTTGCTTTGCGTCAGTGAGAGCAACTTCCACCCATCACCACGATTGCAGGTACAGATAAACGTTCCCCGCCCTTCAAGGTCATCACAACGATATTTTCCCTTAGCCTCACAGATTGGGCATTTCCCCTTGAAATGCCGTTTACCCGTAATTGGAGGCAACCCGTAATAATCGAAAATCTTCGACCACTGGCCTATTGCTGCTTCACGGGTTTTCACTGTTTATCTCCTGGTGACCGATTTAATAACTGCTCACGCACTTTGATAAGGTGCGCGGTGATCTGGGCTGGTGATGCCGGTTCAGGGCTGGCGAGCAAAAACTCCTGTTGCACATGCTCCGGTTTATGCTTCTCGCGCCCCTTAGCAAATGCGATACGTTTATGTCTGATGTAGTTGCTAACCTCAGGCGATAATTGGGCTGGTTGATCGCTCAGCCCCTTCGGCCATGTACCGAATTTGTCCTTGAAGGTGTGAGCACACCAACCATCACTGACCGGTTTCCCTTCCATAGCGCGCTTGCGCTGATAGAAGATGATCTGCGACCACCACGACTGTTTATCCTTATGCGTGGGCGTTTTTTTCTTTCCGCTGAGTTGTTTCAGTCCACGAGTGGTGTCGGTCTCAACATCTTCCCCGGCCAATGGTTTGAAACCACATTTAGGGCAAACGTAGACCCCTGCCGGTTTCATGAAATGGCACTGGTTACATTCTTTGGGTAGTTTTTCGAGCTTCTCAGCTGACTTTTGTGCTGCAGCATCTTTCATGCCGTCACTTTTCGATGGCAACTCGTCATATTCGATGCTGTCCGGGAAGCCTAACCGGATAACTGATCCTGAATGGTCGAACACAAGACAGGCATCCTTGCCCGGGGCAGTGCGTAATCCACGCCCGATAGTCTGCAGCCAGCGAGTTTCTGATTTGGTCGGCCGTGCATAGATAATGGCCCTAACGTCGCTGTCAAACCCGGCAATCAACGTGCCCACGCTCACCAGAACCTTCGTAGCTCCCTGCTCAAACCTGTGGATAATCATCAGGCGTTCATCATGTGGCGTGTCAGCAGTCATAACCTCAGCATTCACGCCAGCTTGGTTAAAACCTATTGTCACAAAATTGGCATGGTTCACGTTTACGCAAAAGGCAACGGTTGGCAGATCCTTACCATTGGCAAGCCAGTTGCTAACGATGTCGCCCACCAGCTCAGAGCCACACATAATCTCGCCCACTTCGTCTTCTTTGTAATCGGTGCCATATTCATCTGAGCGGGTAGTTTTGACTTTGCTCAGATCCGGCTTCGTCGGTGCAAAGAATTCATAGCCGCACAGAACGCCGGTTTGCATCAGTTCTTTGATGGTTGTCGGTTTGATCAAGCGCTGATAGTACTTTCCGAGGAATGGAGCAAACGGGGTGCCAGACAGACCAATCACCTTCACTTTGGTTTCTTCTGTCAGATACTTAATAACTTCGAGCATCTTTTTACGGCGTAGGTGAGCTTCGTCAATGATCAGCAGGTCGATGTTTTCAGGAAAATCACGACGGATCAGTGTGTCAGCTGAGGCAATCTGAATAAGGCGCTCAGGGTCGTGATTTGGATGATCGCGCCAGATAAAACCAATCTCTTCTTCCGGCAGGCCATACTGCACAAAACGTTTGGCCGTCTGGGTAATGAGTACGGTATACGGGCAGACCATGAGAACACGCATACCACGTGACACGAATCCGTCAGTGATGAATGCGCTTAAACCTGTCTTCCCGCTCCCGGTAGGGCTGTAGACCATGAACGAGTTGTACTGTTTCCAGTCGCGTCGTAACATGTCGAGCGCACGTTGCTGTGCTAAATTCGCAGTGATGTTAAGCATGTTGTACCTCAGCAAGAACCGGCACGGTATAACTCGCCAAAGTGTGACGCGCCGATTTCTTGCTTCCCTTCGAGGTTTCAGCGTTCAAATATAATTTCATCGAAAACTTCCCCCTCAGTGTTTAATTCGCTTAGCTAGAACCGAAGCCCTGACCGGTTACGCGGCTAACCTTCTAGCCATCTAAACTTCTGCGTTGCTTTTCTAAAGGCAGTGATCTTCTTTAAGTAATGAGCCCTTCCTTTGGCTAGGCCTTCCCTAACACCCCTCTTTCAAAGATCACCCCCCAAACCCCCCTAGAAAGATTTCTCCCCTCTTCCCCATCCGTACTCTTTTGCTAGTACATGGTAAGACGGCTTTCTTGGGGGGATCACTCACCAATCAATTTCGGTTTAGCGGTCAAACCTGAACTGGCTGATGAGTACTTTCGAACAAATTCCCTAAGGCGCGTGTTTGCTTCGTGGCGTGCTTTGTTTTCCTGTTTAAAACTGACAGGCTCGCTATCCCATGTGACCTGGTAAACCTCTGCATACCGAGTTGCTATTTTTCCTCTTGCAGCCGGACCTAACTCACTCAGCATGCTTTTAATCCACTCTCCATCTGCCCCGCTGAACACTGAAGGCATAACAGCACCGTGATAGTCAGGCATGGTGCTTCACACCATTTAGGAGCCAATGTGGTGAACAGCTAAGCGCTTCGGATATTTCAAGCAAGTGCCTAGGTCGATGTGAATTCCCAGCTTCGATTCTTTGAATAGTTTGCTGCTTAATACCGGCCAGAATTGCTAGCTGCTGTTGTGTTAAACCCAGTTCCAATCGCCTTTCTTTCAGGCGGGTCGAAATAGTCATGTATCAATCCTCACATACAACGTTTGCAGTATTTGAATACACATTTTGTTGTTTGTCAATTACAATGATTGTTGTATGCTGTTTGGGACAAATTTATGTGGGGTGTGAAAATGAAATTGGCAGACAGGATTAAGAAGCGCCGGCTGGAACTTGGGCTTACACAGGTTGAATTGGCAGATATTGCCGGAACTACTCAGCAGGGAATCGTGTCAGTTGAATCTGGCAGAACAAAAAGGCCACGCTACCTGCATGAATTAGCCAAGGCGCTTCAGTGTGATCCTGAATACCTACTGACGGGTAAAGAAGCTGGAAATGTTTCCTTTGCCGGAAGCTATATTCCCGGTCAACGATATCCTGTCCTAAGCAAGGTACAGGCGGGCTGCTGGAATGAAGCAGTCGAAGCTTATACTTTGAAAGATATAGATTTATGGTTGGAATCTGATGCTCATATCCAGGGCGAGGCCTTCTGGCTTGAGGTCGATGGTGACTCAATGACTGCACCAGTTGGATTGAGCATTCCTGAAGGTACCTTTGTCTTATTCGACACGGGCCGAGATCCCGCCAACGGCAACTTAGTGATCGCGAAACTTACTGACTCCAACGAAGCCACATTTAAGAAACTGATAATTGATGGAGGTCAGCGCTATCTGAAAGGTCTGAATCCTGCGTGGCCCTTAGTGTCCATTAATGGAAACTGCAGGATCATTGGTGTAGCAGTGGAAACGAAATTGCGCCTTCTTTAACACTCAATTTGCAGTAAAACAAAATCATTAGCTCCTAATTTGGGAGCTTTTTTTTGAATATTTTTTGCCCGAAAAATGAAAAAATTCCACGAAATGCTCCTTAATATCCATTCAGTTTTCTTGGTGAAAATTAATTAACCTTAAAATACAATGAATTAATACAAATACCACAAATAAAACCACGTTCGCGGTTTACATAATACAACGAAATGAGTATTCTCATTTCAACAGCATGAAACGGAGCGTAGATATGGCAAAGCAAGATTACGAGTTAATAGATTGCGAATCTTTTTCCCTTCGCATTTCGGCAGCGGATTATCGCACCTTTAAGGTAGTTGATAATAAAGGTCTGTTTCATCATTTTCGAAAAACAACCGAGGATTTCAAGCACAGATTGATTACCCACCTTTGCTTTGACGCTCCTATTTTCGCGATTTATAAGAAAGTGGGCACATTTGAAATACTTGTTTGCGCATTTTCCGAAGCTAAAGAAATCAATGATGAAGCAAAAATAATTATCGAAAATTCTGAAAAACTCAGAAAGTCATTCCAAGGTCTTATGGAGTATTCGAAATGATAAATATTGCAGACCTGATTATTGATGCTGACAAAAAGAAGCTAAAAAAACCTGAGTATCAAAAGATTGCAAACGATGCAGCAGCTGGAATTGATTATGTTCTTTGTGGAATGAAATCAATTGGCTCAATCATGTTTTGGGCTGCTGGTAATAGCGATTATGACGGCCAGATGGTTAAGGCTGACATGCAGAATTTAGGAATGTTGATTGAAGCTAACGCAAAATTTTTAGAACGGATGCTTGAAGTTGAATCCAGCGCTTTGTTCAACCTGAAAGAAGGAAAGTCAGATGCAAGCGAAGAGTAAATGTTCAGCTCTGGGTTCAACGCCCGTTAAAGCCCAGAGCCTGACCTTAAAACAAACCTGCGCCAGCGGATTAGTTAATAAGGCTGATGCTGATACTAGCACAAGTGTATTTCTGTTTGCATCGGTTAAGCGTTCTGATTCCAAAGCTAAACCCGTCATGATCCGTATCGTGGCATGTTCTGAATACGAAGCGCGTCGCGAACTGGTGCAACAATATGTTGTATCGCTGGCTGCTCGAATCCCTGTGAAGAAGGCACATCATGAGTGATATTGATCCAATTGATGCCACTGATGCGCTGGCAAAAATAGAAGCCTTAGCAACAGCCGCAGGGTATCTCGACACAAATAAAGAACAGCTGTCTTTGATGTTGGGCATTCTCGATGTTATTTCACAAACAGCTGCTGCGGGGCTAAAAAATGGCGCATGAAATAACTTTAGAACAAGCAGCGGAGAACATACACCAGGCGGAAATTATCTGCGCATTGTTAGAGAATTACCAAAATGAGATGGCTAGCAGCGAATTAATTACAATTGCATCTTTGTTAAAACGGCTAACTGGTAATGTTTCCGTATGGCTAATTGAAGAACAGGCTCAGCGGCAACTCACTGAAGAGGTAATCAAATAATGATTAACCATTCCCCAGCAGAGGTAAAACAACGATTAGATTCACTCATTAACTTTACACGCGATTCATATGGCCGGTTAATTACGACGATGCCAGATGACACGATGACCGGTGAAATCGAGTGTCGTAATAGAATAATTATTGATAATCAACCGCGCCAATATTTAGAAGATGGGGTGTATGCTTTCTTCATTAATGAGATATTTATGGTCAAACGCCTTCAATTCGTTCCAGATGGCATTTGGGTATTGCCCAACAATAAGAATTACCAAGATTGGAAAATTGAACCTACAGATAATTGCGAACTGGTGATTATTGGACGGGTGATTTTCAGTCTGGAAGATAGAAAACATTAATATGTAATAAAGCTGGGTGCATAACCCAACAATCAATCAGTAGAAATTTAATTACGGCCTCACGGTCGGGGAATTCTGCACCCTAATTGCCAGAAACGGAGTATTTGCGATGAGCCTAAACGAAAAAGTATCACCTCAGCAAAAGATTGAACGGTACCGCCAGCGCCAGGCTTCTGCCCGTTATGAAGCAATGATTCAGAAAACCGGCAACCACTGCATTCTCGTGAATCTGCCTGACGGAACGATGGCAACTGTTGAGCTAAGTCAGCAGTCCCTCATGGATGCTCTCAAGTATTTCGAAGGTGTGGTTTACGAGGAATACGGTCGCACTGAAGCCGAAGAATTAATCATCACACTTTACAGCAGCAATTTAACGAAACACGGCGACAAGCTCACCGAGGCTGGCAACGCATTCATGAACGACCTGATCAAACAGACCGTGATGATGGCGAAAGAGAGCGGCCTTAGCACAGAACACCCTGTTCATTGAGGTGGCGATGAATTTAACAGCATCTCGGGTTCTTGTTTGGGTGCATGCGCGAGCCGTAACCGTACTAACCCAGTACCACAAGCAGAGAGTGTTCCCGGTTCGGATGATTCGCTCGGGAAACCTCTCCCTAAAAGTTAACCATCGGTGGCGTTTGCTATCGAAAGACAACAGCCAGAACTGGCAATTAATGACTCACGAAAAATATAACGCGCAGAAGGACAGAAAATGAAAACGGTAAAACTAGCACCACCAGCAATCGACACATCATTCATGGAAGTGCCAGCTGTCGTTTATGTCGTCAGCCGTCACCACGGTCATAAGCGCTTTCTTAGCCGCAGCGCCGCCATCAACAACCTGGCTAATTTCATGGTTGATGAGACGTTCCGCCGATCTGGGTGGCCGACTAACGAACCAGACCAGCCGGTTATGCGTGATGGGTTTCTGGTTCACCTGCGCGGCGATCGCACCCGTGAATATTACTCAGCACACCAGCGATGTACTCGCCGCATTCGCCGTCTTCTCGCCAAGAAGCGTGACATTCAAAAGTGGCACGAGAAGCACGAAGAACTTAAGCAGCAATATGCCGACCATCTCAACCACAAACCGTTTTAAGGGGACCACATGACATTTAAAACTGAACTGACTCCCACTGAAGCCAAAGATCTGCAAGTTATCGAATATCAAGGTCAGCGCGTTGTTACTACAGAGCAACTGGCGGCGGGGTATGGCACTGACGCCGAGAATATTCGCCGCAACTTCAACCGCAATAAATCTCGGTTCGTTGAAGGTAAACATTACTTCCAGATCTCGGGTGATGAGCTTGAAAATTTGCGTGTGTCTTTTAGTCCCGCGCAAATTTCGAACAAAACGCGCAACCTGACACTGTGGACAGAGCGAGGCGCGGCCAATCACTCGAAGATGCTGGAGACCGACCAGGCGTGGGACTACTTCAACGATTTAAGTGAATTCTACTTCACCAAGCGGCTGGCACTGGCAGTCCCTGTGGACTCATCCTCGATTGGACGTAAGCAGTTGGCGATGATGGTGATTGAAGCAGAGGAAAAACTAGAAGCGCTGGGGCAGCACAATCTGCAATTGGCCGCTACCGTCGATAGCTTGGAAAAGCACTTTGCCAAAGGCATGACGATCCCGGCCTTCTGCAAATGCCTGAACGGGGTTAACACCAGCAAAGTTATGTGGTGGGCGCTGAATCGCAATTGGATTTTTGATGAGCAGCGTGATCCAGAGAAAGAGCCGCGCTGGCGAGTGGCCTCATATGCCCGCGACAAGTACCTGACCGAAGAGGAAACGGAAATCAAGCCTCATGGGAAAGAGTCGTTCCGCAAGAAAACGCCAGTTCTGCTTGAGAAAGGTTGCCACCGGATTTATGCGCTGTACCTGAAGGGTGCATTGCCGATGAAAAACACATGGAACGGCGAGTTCAGCCACGACAAAGCCGTTTACACGCCGGAGGTAAAATAATGAAAATCCATTATTCGATCCACGGCATTACGGCAACGCTGACGCTAACCAGCTGGCTGCCCCAGGTTGGACAGCACAACCGATGTGTTGATGCTGCCCTGCTTCACAGAGATGTGAGAGCCACCAGCACTGGCATTATTCGTCGCCAGACGCGGATCACTGGCCGTACGCCAAAGGTTATGCGTGCCTACAAAGTGGTTGTTAAGGAGCTGGCACGATGAACGTGAGGAAGATTAATAACGCTCAACTAACTCTGGTACTGGATCTAGTTTGTGAAGCATTCATGTATCACCA